GCAAGCGCGTCAAAGGATGCTTTAAATGCGGACGCCAATCTTCCCAACGCGGAATCGTCAGCAAAATTAAACAATGATGCAATTCTTTGCACACCTACGTCGATACCAGTTCTCAAAAAATCAACAATAGAGTCTATAGATTTAGTGAAGATGCCTATCACATTTGATAGTTTCGTCTTCACGCCTGCTACGATATTCATAATAAATTTGGGTGTAAATGCTTTAGCCGCATTCGCAAACGATTTAATGACGCCTATCTGACCTCGAATGACGCCTATTGTCGTTCCTATAAGGGCTGCGGCTGCAGCACCGAGAATACCAAGTTCAGCGAAGATAAATGTATTATCACTACCACCCTCTTTATCGGACATGCTATCACTCTTATCAGATCCCTTTAGAGAATCTGCCAGATTATCAGCAGCAAGTTTTGATCTAATAGCTTCAGACCTCTGAAACTCCACAAACTCCATCATCGATAGAGCCATTTCATCGATACTGTATTGAATGCTTGACAATATTTTTGACGAATCTAACGCAATGGATGCGCTCAATTCAGTATTATCTGCAATTCTTGGTAATGCGTTATCTGCCATTCGTTACTTGTTGTTCCTGTTACGAAGTCTTTCTTTCTCTTCCTCAAGATGCGTCTGCAATAAGCCTACGTAAATGTCACGCTCGAATGGTATAAGATTTTCAAGTTCTGTCAGCGAATAGTTGTGATGTTGCATTAGCTGAAAAGTGAGTTTATAATAGTTCGAAAGACTATTGTGACTCATTAAGAGGTAAAAAAACTTTGTAGACCGACAACCTCCTTTGTTTTTTCTTTGCCATTGGCGTTATACTTTACATCTAGTTTCAATTTAGGCATCGTTTGAAAGAACTTTTCAATTTCGCGCATATTTTTTGAAGTGAATGATTCGATGAAAGAAGCAATCTCTTCCTTAGAAAAATCGGTCAACTCATACAACTCATCACCATCAACAACTTTATCTATACTCGTTGATACAATTTCAACTAGATCGTTCTTGATATTATCATCTGACATTTTTGATATCGTATTGAATGTTGGATACTTCATAGTGATGCATACTGTATCATTCAACTGAATCTTATTTGTATGACTCTTAGAGAAATCTACAAATGCGTCATCAAGATTAACAGTGGCTTCATACATATTTTCGTCATCATCATCTTTTATTTTCAATTCAATGATGTTATCAACTGATTTTGCGCGAAGTTGTAGAAAGAGATATTCCAAATCAAATGTTGCAAGTTCATCGATATCTAACTCGTCTACAAGACAGTTATTCATGACTTGTTTAATCGTACTTGATACCGAATCAGTATCATTAGATTCTACAGCCATAAGTAGCATCTTCTCTTCTTTCACTGTGAAAGGATGGAACTTGATCTTGCGTTTATTCGACGGTAGCTCTACACTAAATGTAGGAGATGTAATCTTTGGTAATGCCATTATATTTTTACCTCACGTTATTAAAATATTCTATCCAAGTTCTTTGACAAGTTATCGATACGTGTAAATTGGTTAATCGCGTCTTGTACACTTCTGGGTCTTCTAATGTTATTTATAACACCTGCAACCGAACCGAGTACAGCAATCGTCTGAAACAGGTTGTTACCTCGTGTATCATTGACTGGATAATCAAGCTTGCCTTGAAATACGTCATACGAATAATAAGTGAATTCAACTGGCAATCTTGCGATTTGGTCATTCTGTTCCCATCCAAGTTGCACTGATCCTATTTGTACTGGATAAACATCCATAAATCTATATTCGATGAATTTACCCTCATCGGCAAAGAAGCGTAATGAAAGTTCGCACACATAGTTATCTTTATATGCCATCTCAAACGCAGTTCTGTTTTTGAATGTTGCCGCAGGACCACTTAATATACTACCTGTGTTGATAATCTCCTGCAACCAATACTGAAAGAAATACTCGACACGATGATCACTGTCTAACATGAACGTAAGATTTAAGCTATCCATAGAAACACCTGTTGGCATTTTTGATATGCCACCGTATCCCATGGGCTTATAATCTATTGTCTCAAGATTTTTGCCTGGGATGTTTGCTGTGTCACAAAGCATCTGCAGTAGACGAGGATCTGCGACTTCTGGGGCTGCAGTTCTAGATGAATCGCTCTCCTGTCTGAACAACGGATCATCAAAGTTTGCACTCATTGCAGGCGGTAGGGACATGTTCACGACGAACTTGTTTGTTCCTTTAAGACCATGTTTTGAAATTGTGGATTTGAATTCTGATACATTAAATGCCATTAGCTATCCTTGATGATCTTTCTTGAATCCGCGAACACTTTCGTCTTTCTTGCTCCGACAAATCTCTCGGTTGGTAAGAACAATGCAATATCCCATTCGCTTGGGTATACGTACATGAACTTACTTCTAACGTGATCGGTCAGGTAATGCTTGACAGTAGGCTTGAAGTATCTAAACTTAGACGCGTTATTCAGTGTTTGATAATTGAGTTTTAATCGTGTAGTCTCATCATATTTTTTATTATTGGATGTCGTATACATAGCATCCATAAGAATTGCACGATAATTCAAAGGAAGATAGTGCAAGTTAATTCCCATAAATCCACCATTAACTTTTTTGTATGGAAAAATGAGTGGAAATCTGTCCCAGTAAGGCAACGACTCTTTGTGCTTTGCATCATAATAGAACATGTACATTTGACCCACAAGTGGTCGAGACGTTAAACGATCAGGGTCCTGACGCAACAAACTTCTTTCATTGATTCGAGTTTGTTCACCTGCGCGTTCGCGGAACCATTCACGCGCAGATTTCTCCCTTGCAGGGATTTGACCGGCGCGTACACCTTTCGTTAAAAGGTCGTCGAATAACGAAACATTGTTACTCGGCGAATCTTCTGATAATAGTGTACTTGCTAATCTAGCTGCACGTGCAACTGCTGGAGTAACCATCTGTAATCCTTTGGTCATATTTTTATAAATATATTTATATAAGAAATAGTATAGGTATCTCACCATGAAAGGTAAATTCAAAGCAAAAAATCCTGCTAAATATAAGGGTGATCCAACCAATATTATTTATAGATCAAGCTACGAGTTGAAATTGTTTAGATATCTTGACACACATCCTCAAGTGAAATGGTGGCAAAGTGAAGAAGTCGTTATACCATATAAGAGTCCTATTACAGGTAGATATCATAGATATTTTCCTGATGTAACATTGAAAAGAATAGACGGTAAAGTGATCTTGATTGAAGTGAAGCCAAAATATCAAACCGTACCACCAGATAGATCGAAAATGCGAACGCCGAACGGTAAGATTAAAAAGGCATACATCAACGAAGTGCAGGAATGGGGTAAGAACCAAGCTAAGTGGCAAGCAGCAAGAGAATACTGCGCAGACCGAGGTTGGTCCTTTCAGATCATGACTGAGAACGAATTAGGAATTAAAAACAAATGAGATACACTCAAGGACTAATAAAACCCCCTGCGAGCGTTATCGCAAGAAATCGAAATAGCATACTGCAGACTCCTGTTGATATGCTTGCTTTTCCAAAAGACAGAATTGGTGGTCACGGAATCGTGTTCAACTTTAGCAAATATACATACGACAAAAATGCTGATTTGCAAAATAAAACTGTTGGATCAAGCATCATGCTACCTGTACCCGAGAACTTGACAGACTCATTTAACGTAAGAATCAATCAAGCAGAGTTAGGTCTTTCTGGATCAGCCGCGGCAAGAACTGGATCACGAACAACATCAGAATCTTTTTCTGCTGGAGGCGTATTAGCGGCGACACTTGCAGAATTCAAGGATCTGGCAGGCGACATAAGCGGTATAGGCGCAGTTATTGCGTTGGAGACGGCAAGTGCTGAAGATAGAAAGGGATTTGAAGCAGGTTTCGGTAAAGCGACTAACCCACACCTTGCACTATCATTCGACGGCGTTGATCTAAAACAACATCAGTTTCAGTGGCAACTTGCACCAAGAAACTCACAAGAATCTGAAACATTGAAAAATATAATCACAAAGATAAAGCAGAACTCATTGCCAAAATTCTCATCTTTGGGTATCAATATGTTTGAGTATCCTAACGTAGTCGATATTTTCTTCGTGGGTACAGAACCAGGATATCTATACTACTTCAAAAGATGTCTTGTAAACACATTTGAAGTGAACTATGCCGCAGGTGGTAGCGTAGCATTCGTCGAAGGAGGTAGACCTGCTGTTGTTGGACTATCAATGTCATTGACTGAGATGGATATTCACACTGCCGAAGATTACGAGAACGAGTAGGAACTGATATGTCAAAATACTTCGATTATTTTCCAAAGATAAAGTATGGTGAAAAGGTGATGCGAGATATCACCAAGAATGTTCGCGTGTTCGATGATATTGAGAATGATCCCTACGCATTCATGCCTTATACTGTGAATGACGGCGAATCTCCAGAAGAAATTGCACAATACTATTACGAATCTGTTGATCATGTGTGGATAGTGTATCAATCAAACGCAATTGTTGATCCATATTTCCAATGGCCTCTGTCAAATAAAGCACTAGAAGAAACTATGATTAGAAAATACAGAGCTTTGGCAGAACAGTCAACAGAAACTGAAATGTCTGATCAGAGCGTTCTACAGTGGACACAGCAATCGACCGAAAGCATGTTTGATAATGTTGTATACTACTACGATGCTGAAGGAACAAAGATTTCAGTTGACACATTCAAGAATGGTAGTACCAATTCTACTATCGTATCCTCTGACTGGACCGCAATGCGTATATACGACGAAGAACTACAATTGAATGAAGACAAGCGAAACATAAGATTGCTTAACAATCAATATTTGAATGTGGCAACCAAAAACTTGAAGAGAGTATTGAATGTCTAAAGAAATTGGACCTGGTTTTTTCTATGTAAAATCGTGCATCATAGAAAACTATGACAAGACAAAGGCGACCGATATATACGATCTTATATTGTCCTTTTCGATTAGCGAAGGCATAAATCAGGTCATGGTATCTGCAAGCGTAACTATACTTGATACGACAAATTTGATTGACGAGTTTCCCATACAGGGAGAAGAGACTATTACTTTTGTCATAGAAGATTTTTATGGTGTAGAGAAAACTTATGAATTTCAAGTGTATAATATAGGTCAAGTCAATCAGGACTATGCTTCGAAGAAGCTAACATATACGCTGTCACTGTATTCAAAGGACTTCATTTTTACAGAATCTCGTGAGATAAGAAGATCGTTTACAAATAACATTGATACGTCAGTTTATCAGGTATATCTCGAATACTTCACACAAACAAAGAATATTGATATTGAAAGCACAGACGGAATTCAAACACTAGTTATTCCAGCATTGACTCCATATGAAACGATGATGTTTCTTGCCCGAAAAGCATACACCGATAGAAGCCCATCATCAACATTCAAGTTTTTTGAGACGCGTGATGATTTCAAGTTTATTACATATGACGAGTTGATTGCACGTGTAGACAAGAACAATTTCCCAGAAGACCTAATCTTCACATATATCGATCCCAAAGTTGGCATATCTACGCCAAAGGAGTCTATGAAAAACTTGATCGACTACAAAGTAACAAAACGCTTCAATCTACTAAGTGAAATGCGTCGCGGTGGTATGATTAACAAAACACTGGTGTTAGACCTTTCTAAAAAGACGATAGAAGAGAATGTGTATAAGCACTATGAAGGTCGTGACGAGCAGGAATCGGTAGACGATACACAGAGATCATTACACACAACTAACTTCACAAGAGAGTTTTTTGGTGATGATAATGTTCTACAAAGTTTTATTGTGTTCAATGACACGACAAAGCCAGAAAGCTATTACAACGAAATTTTGCCAAAGCGTGTATCTTCAAATTATTACTTTGATATGATTAACGTATACGCACAGGCTTACGGATCATTCAAAATACGTGTTGGCGATATGATAAAAATCGATTTACCTAATCCTAACGTTGCGACAGGTAACGTAGAAGAGCATGAAACGTATTCAGGTTTCTTTATTGTCGAATCAATAAATCATCAGTATGATAGAGGGGGTCAATGGATTATGAATATGAATTTGATTAAAGACTCGTTGAAAGGTGCAGGATCATGAGTCAAATAGGATATGATAACTTACTATGGTTTATGGGTGTTGTTGAAGATAGACATGATCCACAGAAGCTTGGTCGGGTTAAGGTTAGATGTTTCAACGTTCATCCGCAAGACAAAAATGAAGTTCCAACGGATGATTTACCGTGGGCTTATTTGATAAGCGGCACATTTACCGCTGATGTGAAGCCACCTAAACTAAACACTTGGGTATTCGGATTCTTCATAGACGGTCGTGACTGTCAACATCCAATGATCATTGGAGCATTGAACGGTATGCCAACGCAGTTACCAAGCATTGGTGCTGGTGGAGAAATTTCATCTCCTGGTGGAATTCGAAGTGACGATGATATACCAGATATGTATCAACCTGATTTTTCTCGTCTAGCTCGTGGTGAAAACATCGAACAGACAAGTGTTGTTGCGAAAAATATTGCAGCAGATGAAGCTATACCAACTGCTGGCGAAAATGGTTGGACTATTCCTAGATCGCCATATAATGCACAATATCCTCACAATAGAGTGTACGAATCTGCAGCAGGTCATGTTATGGAATTCGACGACACTCCTGGTAATGAGAGAGTGAACATATACCACTCTGCTGGATCATGGATCGAAATCGACTCACATGGAAATATGATGATTAATTCAGGTGGCACAAAGACAGAAGTGACAAACGGTGATGCTAATGTGTACATCAGGTCCAATAGAAATGTCACGGTAGAAGGTAGCGATACACTATACGTAAAAGGAAACTGCGATCTCAAAGTCGATGGTAATTTAACAACAACGACACACGGCGACTATACGCTTAATGTAGCTGGTAAATATGCACTCAATATATCTGAAGGTATAAAGCTAAGAGCTTCGAATGTGTATATTGAATCACTAGCAGAAAACGTGGAAATCAAATCTGCAGTAGATATCATCAATAGCACTGAAAGCAACTATAGCATCAAATCAGGTCTTGACACATATATCAATTCTGGCGCAAACATGCACATTCTATCTGGGGACAATCTATATCAAACTGCAGCTTCAACAATGCACTTGAAGGCATCTGGTGGTGATCTATTTGTAGAATCTTCTGCGAACATGCAGGCTAAAACAGGGACGAATATCAATCTAACATCCGGCGCATCTACGAATATCAATTCAGGTAGTAACATAAACGCACAATCTTCTGGAGTATTCGCAGTCGATGGTTCGCAAGTACATCTCAATTCACCTGGATTCGGCAGCGCTGAAACAGCAGGTCCTGCTGAAGATTCACTTCAGGGTCTAGACGCAAGTGCGACAGAGCTTCCTGCTACACCTGAAAGAAAGAATGTCGTCACTAAATCAACAGCGTCACGACAAGACTTTGGTTATTCATCAATAGATGATACAGCCGAGCAATCTAGCGAAAGTGGAACCGTAACATGATAATCGATTGTAATAACAAACCTGACTTAGTAACATCTGATGTCAGGGGTCAAGGTTTTTTACGAACTATACAGCTATCGACTGCAACATCATTTCCAGATTTATCACAGGATTACTTGAAGATTGTTGAACCATTTTCAGTCAATAGTTATCCTACAACAACTGCACTTGATGAATATGGTCGTGCTGAAACTGCTGAAGCTTTAGCAACAGTTGTCACAGAATGGCTAGCGCCAAATCGTGTAAATGCATATAACAGAACTATACTTGAGAATAATATAACAGATCCTTCACTTGGTTTCAACAGAATAATATCGATACCTGTGACAGAGCAACCAGTTGCTGTTCCTGAATTGACGCTAATATCAGCGACAGCAGATTCAGCGTATTTTCAAAATGTTCTACCTGCAGTACATGAAAGATTAAAATTGGGTCCACTGTCACCAGTCGAATTCGCTGAGTTTGCTCGTGATGCTGGATTTAGTGATATGAACGCTGTTGTAGATAAGTCAAGAAGTAATCCATTCTCGTTTTTGAATCTATTGAACGCAGCACTTGCTGCATCGTCATTATTTGGTGCGCTTGGTGGAGTGTGTGAACTTCTATCGAATCCATTTGCAGGTCTTACTGGCATCATAGAATCATCACTAGATAAATTAAAGAAAATCCAAGACATAAGGGATTCTATTCTATCCATACTTGAAGGTGGATTCGATGCGCTCAAAGCTCTTCGCGATAAAGCATTCTCTAAAATTAGTGGTTTCATTGAAGGTATACCTAAGATGATTGAATCCATTGTCGATTCTGTTAAATCACAGTTCGAAAACTTGACAGGTAAGTTTAATGATTTCGCAGGCAGAGTTTCTGGATTATTGCAGGGCAATGTACTAAAACAAATTAGTAACGTGATACAGCAACGAATGAACCAAGTTCGAAATTTTCTATCAAAGAATAACATGGAAACACTTGTGCAGAAGACTAAAGATGTTATTGGAAGATTTGCAGGGCAATTCAAAGATATGACTGTTGACATAGCAGACTTTATTCTATTCAACGGTTGTAAGATGATAGGTGGTATCAATGACTTTTTGAATGCGCCGATAGATTCTTTGAAGGGATTGCTATCGAAGTCACAAGGCGAGATTGACGAGTTAACATTGTTCTCTGGTCAAAATTTACAAAGCTCTGTTGCTTCTGGTCGACCATCTGCACCAGCAGAAGAGATTGCAAGAAGAACCCGTGAATTTAACGAACAGAGAAGAGCGTCTGCTATCAATAGCGTAGAGCAACAAGGTGGATATGTTCCACCCAACTTACACTTTGATGTGGAACTTACATTAACGACACATCCAGATCCCGCGAACGGTTGGTCTCGCTTATCATTCGGAGGTCAAGTCCTCGATCCAGTGCAACGAGGTCAAAAGTTTTGGGACGCAACATTCTCAGTCAACATGGTAGACTATGGTGGTGGATCAATCATACCTGGTGAAAGCGGTATTGATAATGCAATAGGATATTACGGTATTACTTTAGAAGCGCTTGAAAGGGCTGAAGCATTAGGAAAGGCGCTTGTTGACATAGGAGCTGAATCTTTCTCTGGTGCACCAGACACGATGAGACGAAACGGTAAGTTGTTATGCACGAGTGGCTTTAGACATCCGATATACAATCAATATCTAAGAAATACTATGAGTGGCGTCGCAAAAAATAGTCAGCACATGAATGGAAAGGCACTTGATTTTGTTATGGGGCGCGGTAAATTCAGAGATGCATTCAAACAACTCGCGACAGCGCATGGATTTGGTGCAATAGGATCATATAACACTTTTGTACATATTGACCTAAGACCTGGTCCTATTCGCTGGGGTAGTTAGAGTAGTGACGCATTTAACAGAACATAAGAAGGAATGGTAGAGATATGAGTTTACCTAATAGAAAAGTTTACGCAGACATTTTCAACAATCTTGATAAACATCCCATTTCAGATGATGTTGCAGTCAGGACAAATGAAAATTCAGTGAAGCAATCAATACGCAATTTATTATTGACTGACAAAGGAGAAAGACTGTTTCAACCAAACTTGGGTTCGAACATTCGAAAAATGCTATTCGAAAACATAACACCTCAGACGATAACAATTATCGAACAGATGATTCGCGATACATTAGATGTATATGAACCTCGCGCAAACGTTATTGAAGTTGTTGTGTCAGGTAATGAAGATGACAACGCAGTTAGCATAGGCATATTGTTTAATGTTATAAATAGACAAGAGCCAGTGTCAATAGACGTAGTATTAGATAGAGTCAGATAAATGAGCAATTCAAACCCGATCACAGAATTAGATTTCTTCGCAGTAAAGAATCAACTTAAAGAGTATCTCAAAGGTCAGTCGCAATTCTTGGACTATGACTTTGAAGGCTCAAACATGAGTGTTCTTCTAGATATTCTTGCGTACAACACGTTTCAGAACAACTATTACACAAACATGGCTATGTCAGAGATGTTTCTCGACTCTGCACAGTTAAGAAACTCTATTATATCACACGCTAAAGAGTTGAACTATCTACCTAGATCAATTCGCGCAAGTCGTGCGCGTGTGCAAGTTGACTTCACAAACGTGGCTCAAGTTTCTGAAACTCTACCTAGTTATTTAACCATACCAGCATACACAAAGTTTGTCGGTAGAAAATCAGGTCAAACATTCTCTTTCACAAACGATCACTCTGTTACAGTGACACCAGATAGCAATAACTTGTATTGCTTCACAGGTCTAGACATTTATCAAGGTAAGATTCTGACTGAAGAGTTCACTGTTACAAACAATGACTCCCAGAGATTTACACTATCGAATGAAAACATTGACACAGATAGCATCAAAGTTTCTGTCCGTGAGAATGTAGATTCAAATTCAAACGCAACTGAGTATCTTTATAAAGACGGTATATTCGGCGTTAAAACTTCTGACAAAGTGTTCTACATACAACCAGGACTCGATTCCAAGTATGAAGTTGCTTTCGGTTCAGACGTGTTCGGATATGAACCTAAAGCGGGTGAAGTGGTTGTAGTAACATATCGCACAACTCGCGGCGAAGAAGCGAACGGAATTTTAACATTCACAGCAGATGCTATTGACATAGGTGGTAATGCTTATAGTGTGACAGTAACAACTATGGCACAATCTGAAGGCGGAGCGCCACAAGAGTCCAATAACTCCATTCGTCGCTTTGCCCCAAAAGCTATTCAAGTTCAAGATAGAGCGATCACTGAGAGCGACTACGAAGTTCTTCTTAAAACGAACTTCCCAGAAATTCAAGCGGTATCTGTTTATGGTGGAGAATCTCTATCACCACCTAGATACGGTAAAGTTGTCGTATCAGTTGACACACAAAATGCGCAAGGCGTGTCTGATAATCTATCACAGATATATGCAAGATTTCTGCGCGATAGAAGCCCGATATCAATTGAACCAATTGTAGTATCAGCGCAATTCATGAACATCCAAGTCAATTGCACATTGTATTATAATACAAAAACAACAGACACTCCTGCTTCTAGCATTAAGGGTCTAATCATTGATGCAATTCAGAATTACTCTGACAATTCTTTGAATGAGTTTGGTAAAACTCTACGCTTTTCAAAGTTGCTAAATGCAATTGATTCTGCTGATAATAATATTATGTCAAATGATACAACTATTAGAGCTATCATCGACTTCACACCAGAAATTGCAACATCAACAAGTTACGCGATCAATTTCAAAAATAAATTACAGAAAGATCAGTTGTCTGAGCAGTTATCACAAATTTCGGATTATGAGCCTGCGATAAAAACGTCATTATTTACGCTGAATACTGACAGCGGCTTCATTCAAGATAATGGTCGCGGTGTATTACAATTCGTCACCGCTACAAACGCGGGTACATTTACAGTCATAAATAGAAATGTCGGAACTGTAAACTATGATACTGGTGAAATTAGAATCGACAACATCGTCGTAAATGATTTCGTAGGATCAGCCATTAAAGTTTATGCACACACAACAAGCAGCGATATCGCTTCACCTAAAGAGAGAATTCTTGCAATTAGACCCGCTGATTTAACAGTCAATGTCATAGGAACTAGAGATTAATGACTGATATCGTAAAAACAATATCGCAACTGGTTGAAAGCCAGTTTCCTCAGATATATCGTGAAGATGCTCCTACGCTAATCCAAATGATGGAAGCGTACTATGAATACATGGAACAAACCGATCAATCGATATATCTCACACGCGAGATGTTTAATGCAAACGATATCGATAGGACACTTGAACAGTTTCTGTCCCATTTCAAAGCAAAGTATTTGGACGAGTTTCCATTCGTCGCAACAACAGATAAAAGATTCCTTGTAAAGAATATCTTAGATTTCTATTCAGCTAAAGGATCAGAAGCTTCTATCAAGTTGCTTATGAGATTGCTATTTCAAGAAGATGTTGAAGTATATTTGCCTGGTCAAGATATTCTAAAGCCTTCAGACTCGAAATGGTCACAGCCAATTTACTTAGAACTTTCTTATAGTGAAAGAACATTAGATTTTGTGAACAAGCAAGTTCGTGGTTCAGTTTCAAATGCAACAGCAATTGTAGAATCTATAACGACAAAAAGAATTAACGGTCGTCTTATTGACATTCTATACATTAGCAATCTAAAAGGCAATTTTAGATTTGGCGAATTCATCACAGACAATCTTACAATAGAAGGTTCGCCAAGAGTATTAGGATCACTAACGAATATTGAAATTGCCAACGGTGGACAAGATAATAAGATTGGTGACATTCTAAACATCGTGTCGAATTCTGGTAGACAGGGTAAAGTACGAGTAACTTCTACAGTAAGCGAAACTGGTCGAGTTGATTTTCAACTTGTTGATGGTGGGGCAGGATATGCTCTAAATGGTATTGTTGCACAAGAAGCTGGTCACAGCAATATTATCGAAAGCCCTACAGACATTTTCGTATCAGATAATGTGTTGGAGTTCGATAGACAAAGATTTACAGATCAGCAGATTGCTGATGAAATTTCATACATCATATCAAAAAACAATCCATCTCTTTCAATTGACAATCAATGGAATCTGCTTGCAAAAGAACCGCCGTCAACTGGACTAGGTGGAGAAACTCAAGAACTATATTCATTCTTGACAAGCTTCTACAATGATGGTACAAGCAAGTTTTATGCAGATATTAATGGCGATGGTACAATTGATGAAGACGATGTTGCACTTGCTGTAAGTGGTAATTTTGGTATAAAAGAATATGACAACTTTCGTGCTGATGTAGGTTTCATAAACTTCGAAAAAGTCGTACAGCATCAAGAGACGATTAGTTTAATATCGGCAAGTGATGTGTTCACAGATGCGACAATCGGAGTAAAGCTCGTAGGTATAGACGGCACTGGTGCTGAAGTTGCAAACTCAGTAATCATAGAAATTCAAGTAGACGCTAACGATTCTACACGCGGTGACATAATTGTTCAACCGTACTCAGGAACGTTTGGTCAACAAGCAAAGATTGAACTGGCTGCAAGCACAAGTATGACTTCTGGTGATATTGGCGATATTATAGAAGAAGCAAGTGTAGTAGATTTAACATTCGCAACAGCAAATATCGCAGATGGGCCATTCATCGTAGGTGACATTGTTTTACAGCTTGTATACGTTGAAGGTACATCGAATACTGCACTAGCTTCATATGCAACAGGTACGATTTCAAATGTGGGTACAAACGGTACAAATACTACATTGACAATAGATCCTGCATACGGCGAATTCGTAGCAAGCAATGATGCGCCTTTAACGACACTTAGAAACGATGGTAATCCTGAGACTAGCGTGGTCATACCAGTTGGCGGTGTTGATATTGTTGAAGCTGGTGCAACAGGTAGACTTTCACAGATAATAGACCCAACAACAATTGTTGTAGATGATATTTCAGGTGCGTTCACGCAAGACAAATTCATCAAGACTTCTAGAAGTAATATTGTTTCGAGAATTCAAAATTCAATCGGTGCAGTTGATATTCAACAAGGCGCGGTTGATGTGTATCTCAATGGATTATCAACATCAAACGGTGTTATTACAGACACTGCTAATACATCTGCAACAGGTTTTGTCACTGGACAAGATACAAAGACGCTAGGTATTCATGGTGTAACAGGAACATTTCGTGCGGGTGATGTTAGTAATAACATTTCTCGCGAAGAAATTGCACTACAAGTCCTAAGAATCGCTGTCGGTCTTGACACGCCATCGGAATCAAAATATCAGGCACTATTCGATGCTTTGACTGCGAATAACAACGCTTTGGCAGACATAGACGATAACGGTGATGTTACAGCGTTTGATGCTTTACAGATACTAAAAGGAAATGATGGCGGAAGATTTGATGAATTCATTGCACCTAAATTCTATATATCTACAGTTCGTGAAGAGCTTGTCTCACCTCCACGCGATGAAAATGGTCAGATACTTCAAATTGAAAATCTACAGCTTTCAGCGATTTCATCAGGTATCAACGCTGGATTCGATATCGGCTCAATTGAAAACGAAGAAACAGTTTTCCTAAACACTGATTTGCTGGGTGGAAACAACGCTGCACTTATACCTTATCTTGATGTAACAATCGAAGGCTCGAATTCAAGTATCGGTTTCATCGATAGCATTGATGTGATACACACATATGCTGAAACGAGTGCGATATATGTTGTTGAAACTGTAGAGCCAAGCACACTACAGCTAGACGAAACATTCACATCCGAAAATGCTGCTGGTATAATCGTAGATAACACATGGGAGATATACGATTCCAATACTGCTATTGTAACATCTAATAATAAAATTGTGGTGCAAGTATCATCATTCACGGGTGCTGAACCATTCACTATTGGTGATACTATCACTGGTGATACTACAAGCAATTCTTCTGTTGTCTATAGAGTTCAGAAACTGGCACCATCACTTGCAAAAGATATTTTCGTATATCAAGGTAGTTTTGCAAACGCAGAAACGGCAAATACAGATGCAGCTTTAGTATCAGCAAAACTGTCTGACTGGAGAGAAAGTGATTCATTCACAAAACTATATCTAAAAGATGTGACTGCAGGTACAGTTTCAGACTTCGATGATAATGAAGCCATTTACGTATTGCAGCAACCGTCTCCAAGTGAGAAACGCTTTATTAGATTAGGTACCGCTAACTGCACTATTGTGACAGCGGATGGGTATTCGAATAACGAAAGTTCCGTGCTTGAAGGTGGCGGCTTCGCTGGCGGTGAGCCGATCATTTCAGGTATAATCAGTGTTACAACAGACGCGAGTTCTACTGTAACAGATTTGACTGTCATTCAACCGGGATTAGGTTATTACGAATCTCCGACAGTGGACGACACATTTGCATACACAATTGATACATATCCTGGTCCAGACACCGCACTGAATCAACCTCTTCTAAATGTCTATACTAACTTTGGATACGGATTTCCAAAGCAGCCTCAGGGTGATAGTCAAACACCTATTGAAGATATGTTGACAACAGGCGACTTCACTATCGGTACGATAACATCATTGACGAGTATCAACCCAGGTTCTGATTATAATGCGAATCCGTTTATCAACATCTACAATAGATACGTTGCAGGATTTAAACGTGGCGACTTTGCTATTGATGTACAACTAATTCCTGGCACAGGTCAGTTTGATATTGGCGAAACTGTTACACAGACAGTATCGAATGTGACGAGTATAAAGGGTACTATAAAATCAATCAATGATACAACATTAGAAATTGAGCGTCTAAACTTCAATGTCGCTTTCGCAGAAGGTGTTGAATTGGTAGGAGTCGAATCAGGCACAAGAGCCAACATCGTGGGAATTGAAGATAGAAATATCGAGATTTGGGGTACGAATGCGATTGTGACGGGAGATGTTATTGTGGCTGCTGGTGTTGCGACAGGTGTTGAAGTTATCGACTCCGGTTTCGGTTACTTAGAGAACGAGAGTGTGACTATGATACCAGCTAACAATTCTAACTCTTTTGTTGCTACTGGTGTGGCAAATCTTGAAAATCAAGGCATAGGAAGTGGATTCTGGAAGACGTTTAATTCACACCTAAACTCTAATAAAAAGATACGAGATAGTGTTTACTATCAAGAGTTTTCGTATGATGTTATCTCAGGTCAATCGCTTGATAAATACGAAGATATACTTAAAAAGACTTTACACGTTGCAGGTACTCGACTATTTGGTTCTGTATCAATTGAGTCAGAGATTGATCTTAAAACGCAGACAACGTTTGAAGTAGATGAGATTATTGAAGTATTGATACCGCTGGATACGCAGCAACAAGAAAATTTAGACACAGAAGGTGGACTTGCATTGTCAAGCTTCGAAAAACGCATAAGGGCAGAGGTATAAAATGGCTGACGGAATTAAAATCACGAATCTGGATGTTGGAACATCTGCATCCGCAAACGATGTTATCACATATGTCGATGTCGCGAACAATGTAACGCTACAGATCACTAAAGAGAATTTCCTTGCAGATTCAGGATACATTCAATACGACGACATTTCTATTACAGTGAATACTGCTAGTGGAACTGGTGATATAACATACGATCAAAACACTGGTGTATTCAACTACACACCACCATTTATTCCTTCCGATATCGCACAACTCGCAGATTCAGGTGGATTACTTAACGTTGATGTTGCCGATGTTACAAATTTAAATACTGATAATGTTACTGAAGGTTCTACTAACTTATATCATACAGTAGGGAGAGCAAGAGCATCACTTAACAGTTCGAATACTATTTCTTACGATTCCGCTACAGGTACCATGCAAACGGTTCAAGACATTAGAACTACTGCAAACGTAACATTCTATAGCGTGTCTGTCACAGATAGATTGAACGTTCAAGGTACTATCGAAGGTAATCTTACAGGCATCGTGACTGGAACATGCTCAGATATTTCAAATCATGATACTGATACGCTATTAGAAGGTTCAACGAATCTTTACTTCACAGATCAAAGAGCTAAAGATGCAGTTCTAACTGATATAACAACATCTGATGTTGACGAGGGTAGCAATCTATACCATACGACAGCAAGAGTCGATGCTGTATTTGCAGGCAAGAACCTAGAAGACTTGAGCAATGTTGAAGTTGAAGAAGAGCCATCGCTATATTCATCACTAATCTGGGACACTACTAAGCAGAAGTGGGTACCTGGTCCAGTAGGCTCAGTGCCAATTGGAGCGGTTTCTTGGTTTGCAACTACGACACCTCCTGGTGGATTTATTGAATGTAACGGTCAAGGCGTATCAGTAGATGGTTCAGAGCCCGGTGTTTTAGTTGGATATCCAGCACTATACACACTTCTCGTAGACGCAGGAAGCCCTTATGGGACAGACACAAACGGAAATCCTCGCATACCTGATCTTCGCGGAGTTGCAGTTCGAGGCTGGGATAACGGTCGTGGACTAGACGTTGATCGTGCGTTTGGATCATATCAAGCAGACGATTTAAAATCGCACTTGCACGGTAGAGGAACACTACAGACTTCTGAGGCAGGTGGGCACACTCACACGCTTAGAGGTAATAATAGAGGAACGATATCTGGTCAATTGACAGCGCCAGGTCTTTTCAGAGATGACGCAGAAACGAATGCAGAAGATGCGAATTCAATTCTAGGTGTACCTGATCACAATCACACACTCACTGGCTCAACAGCGTCAGTAGGTGGCAGTGAAACACGAATGAAAAACATTGCACTACTACCTTGCATCAAAGCATTTGGTACAGTGAATATCGCAGGTGTTGCTGAGATTCAAAACCTATTCTCAACAATTGCATCAACACAAGAAGCAATCGCTGGTACGATCAACGATAAGGTTATGACACCTCTTACAACAAAAGCAGCTATTGATTCTGCTGTTGATATTGCACTAGAAGGTATCAATCCCGATCCTATTTGGGCTGGCGTAAGTAACTTGAATGCGGTCAAATCTACATATCAGAATTCACCAGTCGGTACGAAGATTTCATATTTTGAAGATAGAGTGTATCGTAGACCTTCTAACTCGAACGGTGGTCAAGTTACAATTAATGATCAGCGCAGATTTGTTGTCAAGAAAACTGGAACAAACTATAACGACTGGATCAACATTTAAGGATTGAAAATGAGTGATATTATGATTGCACAATTTAACAAGATGAATAAAGAGTTCATCACGTTAATGCAAAAAGTTGACATGTCATGGCTAAATCATGATAACTATCTATATGCAGAAGTTGAAATTGATCCTGAACATGAAAAGATTGTAGGTAATGCAGATAACTTTGAAGTTAAAAAGATTATCGATTTACCTAAAGAGATAAGTGAAAATGAAATGGATATACTTGCCCGTGAGAAAATCATAGGCAAGTATCCTATTGAAAAGCAATTGAATGTGCTATCTAATACTTTGCAAGCTATATCTGACAGAATGGGTATTAATAATGATGAATTGAAAGAGATGACCGCATACATAGATGAAGTTAGACGCGTGAACAATGTGAGAAAAGAGTTCTTTAACAAGTCTGAAGAATTTGAATATATATCAGATGAAGAGGCTGAAAGGCGTCGTAACAAAAAATATGAGGGTGCGATAAGTGGATACACAAATGAAATACGAGGTCTCTAAAGATATCGAAGATCACGCGATTGATAAACTACTTGATATGGTTAAAGCAACGCACCCCCTTTGTTGGATTCGCAGAGACGATCTTGATTCAAATCGTGGTATTGAAGGTCACACTTGTAGATATGACACAATGACATATCCTGCAATGCCTGACAAATTAAAAGAATATGTTAGAGAGATTGCACCAAGACCAGAAGGCTACATAATAAGTGATATTGTTATCAATAGATATCAACCAGGTGACTACATTGGCAAGCACCGTGATAGAGCATGGTATAGAATGAATTCAGTTATCGCTTTGCAACAAGACGGTGACGGCATCTATATCGATGATGATGAGTTGTTTATTGAAGATATCAAAGGTCAATCTGTGACTTTGTTCGGTGCTGGACCTGTTCATTCTGTACCAGCAGCAAAAGCATTAAGACATGTATTGATATATCTTTATGAGTGATAATATGATTATACATGATATCCTAGACCCTGTCAAGACAAAAATGCTAGATTCGATAAGAAATCAGATTGAATTGCATACGAACAAGATACGCGTAGTGAATTGTAAATCAGGTGCATATCTTCACAGTAATTGGAATGAGTGGTCTTATGAGAAGCGCGATATGTTTATGTCTTGCTTCGATTCAGACGTGATGAAAAAGAGTGTCATCGGATGGTATCTCAACATTCCAGCGAATGTTGGAAACTTGCCATACAACGATAGCTGGGTCGATGCAGAGATGGCTGGAACAGTATACGCATACGCATTGAACGATGATGCACACATATTATTAGACGATGTAAAGTACACGCTAAAAAGAGGTCAAGGTATAAAGTTTTCGCTCAAAATACCCCATGAAATAATTTCGTCAAATATCGATCATAATTGGGCATGTCTAATGTGCTTCGAGTGAATAATGATAAATACATAAAAGAAATACGCAAAGGTTAATAAATGCCCAAGTTAATCACACCAAACTTACGAACACATATTGCAAAGCAGTTTCATGAATCTGTGACTGAGGCAGCTAATACGATTTATTACGCGTTTGCTGCAAAATCAACGCCATTTGATGACGATCTGAATCCACCTGTAAACGGTAATTCAACGCAAGAATATTACTACGATATTTTTGACGATCTTATCTTTGGTAAGAAAGTAACACCTCAAGACGTGAACTTTATGATTCGCAAGATCATGTGGGAAAGCGGTAAAGTATATGAGCCAGCAAACATTCTAACCGAAAATCTAGAAAGCTTAGACTTCTATGCGATCTCAGAAGAGAATGATAACCAGTCTGAGGCAATCAACTACTCGGTGTTCAAGTGCTTGAATAACAATGGTGGTATTGCGTCAACAGCAAAGCCTAGGCAGTCTGAGGTTACACCAGAAGACGAGTATTACAGAACTTCTGATGGTTATGAATGGAAATACGTGTTCACCATTCCTGCAACGACATGGAATAGATTCAACACTAACAAATATGTTCCTGTTGTTGAAAATGCTGATGTTGTTGCGAATGCAGTATTTGGTACAATTGAATCATACATTGTCGAAGATCCCGGTCGCGATTATAATAGCTACGCAAAAGGATTTGTTCGTAGAGGTTCAGTTGCCGGTAACAATCAAATCATTTCGCTTGCAGGTGGAAAGAATGTCACTTTGACAGTCGATGATGTAATTGGTTTCAATATTGAGAGTGTCACGTCAGATACTGACGCAGGTGGTGTCATTGTCCTAAAGGATTTAGAGCAGGACACTGTTCAGCTTGCAGGTATCTCTGGAACATTCTCTATCGGCGATACACTCTACAATTCAGCTAACACATTTTCAAGTGTGATTAGAGATGTTCAATACGAAGTTGATAGTCTATCATCAAACGCAGGTTTCTACGAAGGATCGTCAATCTACATTCGCTCTGGTGCAGGTGAAGGTCAACTGCGAACTGTAAACGAATATATCGTTACCGGTGATGAAAGAAGAATTCTAATTGACGAGGCATTTACAACGAACCTTGACACTACATCAGAATTTGAAATCGCACCTACTGTTAAAATCGAAGGTGATGGCGTAGGCGCTAAAGCGATTGCGATTATCGATCCAACGAGACAATCCTCTGTAAAGAGAATTGAAGTTATTGAAAAGGGTGTAAACTACACATACGCTAATGTTTCAATTACGGCGAATACGGGTTTTCTTAATCCAGAAGATATCAGCGAGACGATTATAACGGCAAGTGCAAGATTGACACCTCTTGTCTCACCACCTGGTGGTCACGGATCAGATGCGATTAATGAACTATACTCAAATCGTATTGGAATTTCAGTAGAGTTTTCTGGAAGCGAGGGTGGAACAATTCCTACGCAGAACGATTTCAGAAAAGTCGGTATCATCAAGAATCCATTGTTTGCAAATCTTGAATTGCAAATTGAATCTACAGACGGCTCTGATGTGAATCCTACAAGTTTCTTCGATGATGAGCCAATCATTACATTCACACCATCTTCCGAGCAAGTGGTGCTTCAATCATTCGTTTATACATTGAATAGATATGAGACTGTACAAATTTCTGATAGTACGTCATTGACAGTTGGTGACACCGTATATGCATATACTGTTGACGAGTTGAATAGTAACGCAGTTGAACAAATCACGTCTGGTGTTGTAACATTTAAATCTGGATCAGAGCTTCGTGTGTTGAAGGATATCAACGACACTGGAATCAGTTTTGGTGACGCTGAATACCTATCACTATTAGCGCTAGGTGATTTTGAAACAAACTTTGACGCTAACACTGAAATAACAATCGCTTCAGCGGCGTTCACGTATGATGGCAACGCAGCTATCATAGAAAATGCAGATGACTTTGATTTAGATTTTAGCTGGATTGAAAGCAATTCAGACCTTCCATTAGAATTGCAGATTATTCTGAATAATGTTGATATCACTTCTAACATTACTGCGAATACAAATTCGTTAGATTTGACAGGAACTACGCTTGATGCTAATACAGATATCGTATATGCTTATGTAAAATCTACTGCTGAAACTTATAATGTAAACGAACTTGAAACAGGTGCGACGGCAAACGTTTCAAATAGAACTAATACCATACTGCGACTCACAAATGTAAGAGGTGACTTCAATACAGGAGATTTCATCAACGGTTTGAGAAGCGGTGTTAAAGCTAGAATTGTATCTTCAAATAGAAATAATAATACGTTTGATCAGAGAACAGTCTTCACTGTTGAGATGGAGTCTGTAGACGACTTTGCTCAAGATGATGTAGTGTTTCAGCCTGAGACCGATGGTACAGGTATCGTACATAGCATAAATAGAGATACAGAAAACAATATTGTTGAAATTGCACTTGTACATGTCAAAGGAACATTTAATATATCAGATGACGTTTCAGGTACCAATTTCTACATACAAACAACATCAGGTGTCAAAAAAGCGCGACTTATTGCCCGAAAATTGCCTTCGCTCGTATATGGCGAAGGCGAAGTAATGTATATTGAGACTTTCAAGCCAGTTTCCAGAACTGACATAAATATTGAAAGACTTAAACTATTAATGGAATTCTAAGAGGTTTAACCCATGGGTATCACAAGAGATTTAAATGTCGAGCCGTATTTTGATGATTTTGAAGACGTAGCAGTTGACAAAAATTATCATCGCGTTCTCTTCAAGCCGTCAGTAGCGGTTCAAGCCAGAGAATTGACGCAAATTCAATCAATCATGCAAGATCAGATTGAAAGATTCGGCGACAATATTCTTATTGAAGGTACAATCGTTAAGGGTGGTAACTTCGTCGAAGTGAATCCTCTTCCTTTTGTTAAAATCCTTGATAACAACACCAACAACCAACCAGTTGTTCTTGAGAACTACGTTGGTCTCAAAGCAGTTGGTGCTACAACTGGTGTTCAGGCGCAAGTAATCACATTCGCAACTGGTTTTCAATCACAGTCGCCTAATCTTAACACGCTATATGTGAAGTATACAAGTGCGAGCACATCTACATCATATTCGGGTCAAGACACTTTTCGTGAAGATGAAAACATCAATATCATCAACTCAATTGGTGAAATTGTTGATACTGTAACCGCTGCTGGTACACGCGACAATAACTCTATTGGCAACGGATACGGTGTTCGCTGTGGTGATGGTATCGTATATCAAAAGGGTCACTTCATCACTTTCGAAGATCAGATTGTGGTATTGTCGAAATATACAACAGCACCTAATGATGTTGTCGTTGGCTTTAGAATTGAAGAATCGTTCGTCGATTCATTCACAGACGAATCATTGCTTGATAACGCAGCAGGTTTCCCAAATGAGAACGCGCCTGGCGCAGACCGCTTGCAATTGATTCCAGTTCTAGAAGTTCGTACTGTCACTGAAGCAAAGGACATTGATAACTACTTTGCAATTCAAGAGTATCAACTCGGACGTATCGTAAGAAAGCATACTCGCACACAATATAGTATTATTGGAGACGAGATTGCAAGACGCACTTCGGAAGAATCTGGTAACTATAGTCTAGGTAAAATAAATGTTCGCATTGGCGAGTTTGTTGCGAATACGACAACTGGTGAAATATCAGACGAGTTACTCGCTGCATATGTAAGCCCAGGCATCTCTTATGTCGATGGTAACCGTGTCGAAATTCTAAGTGAATACAAAACAACATTCAACAAATCAACAGACTTCTTGACAGAAGAGCAACAAAACATTACAACTACTTACGGTAATTATGTTGTAGTAGATAACGTTCTTGGTGACTTCGATTTCACAACATTCCCAACTGTTGAATTGCGAAGTGCTGTACACGGCCAAGCAACGCTTGATGCGACGACAGAAAACCCAGTAGAAGCTGGATCACTTCTAGGTACAGCGCGTGTTCGTTCGTTTACTAAAGAAATCGATGGTCGATATAGACTATATCTTTTCGATATCAACGTGACAAGTGGCGACTTTAGCGCAGTAAAATCTGTTCGCTTTGACGGAGCAGGTCAAGCTGGTATTGCCGACATTATACTTGATGCAAATAATAACGCTAATCTTATTGATGCAAACTACAAAAAAGTTATTTTCAGCCTTAGCAGAGAGTACATCAAATCAGTATCATCTACGAATTGTGATTACACTGCAAGAAAGAGAACCACAACTGTTATCGGTGGAACTCCTGTAACATCATTCACTGTCACGCTTGGAACAGACGAAGAATGGCCTTACTCTGGCACATTTACGGCAAGTGATCTGATCAACGAATTTATTGCAATCAAATCTTCGACTGGTGAAGTGTTGACTATAAACGAAGTCACGATAAACAGCACCACACAAGCATCTATTACGTTGTCTGCAGGCGTTTCTAGTGACACTATCATTCTATATCATAATGTTAAAAAGATCAATGTCAAGCCAATTGGCAAAGAGTTGGACACATATTACGCTAGAATTTCAGCTAACACGCATACTGATCTCGCCTCAGGAAAATACTCTTTGGGTGCACCAGATGCATTCGAAATCGTAAACATTTGGAAGTCAAGTGATGATAGCGGTTTCACTGAAGCTGAAGCAATTGCAAACGTTTCTATCGTAGATGTAACAAACCAATTTACGCTCTTTGACAACCAGAAAGATTCGATGTATGATCTTTCGTACATTCAAAAGAGATCGACTGCAGCATTCGCTAACGACGATTCTTTGCTTGTAAAATTTAGAGCGTTTACGAAGAACACGTCTTCTGGTGATAACTTTGGTCAATCATTCTTTAGTATCGATAGCTACCCATTAGATGGTTCAGGTACTCCTTCTCCTCAGACAATTGAGATTGAAGAGGTACCAGTTTACACGAGCGAAGACGGTTCAGAATACAATCTTCGCGATGTTCTCGATTTTAGACCATACGCTGCAAATACTATTGCATATGTCACAGATTCTACTTCGCCTGTCGGTACAGTCAACGATTCCATTGACACGCTAACACAGAACATTGACTTCGGTTCAGTTGCACTTAACTTCCCTACACCTAACAAGTTTGTTGAACTTGACTACGACTATTATCTTGCGCGTGTAGATAGATTATTCTTGGACGCACAAGGATTGATTAGAGTTGTCGAGGGTATATCTTCAGAGAGACCTTCTGCACCTAAACTACCTTCTAATGCAATGGAACTTGCAACACTGCTTGTTGCACCATTCCCATCACTTCCAGCAAGTGTTGCAAATAGATCAGGTCATCCGGAATATGCAGTGTCGTATATCACACCGCAGAACCGTAGATACACGATGGAAGATATCGGTAAACTTGATAGACGCGTGAAGCAAATTGAATACTACACTGCTTTGAATAGTCTTGAGCAGAAAACTGATAACCTTGCAATTCTAGATAGCAATGGTCAAGATCGTTTCAAGAACGGTATCTTTGTTGATAACTTCACATCATACTCTGCCGCTGATGTAAAAAATCCAGCGTTCTCGACTTCTATTATGCCTAACATTGGCGAGATTGCACCGCGTCATAGACAGTGGTTCCTTGACTTGCGTGTAGATTCTTCAACGAACTTGAATGTTGATAATAACGCGCTCACACTAACATACTCCGAATCTAATCTTATCGATCAACCATACGCATCGATCACGCGATCATGCACAAATGACTTCTATAAGTTCACGGGTGATATTAGAATTTCTCCAGAGTACGATGGCGGTGCTGATACTACTAGAGCACCCGACATCGAATTTCCTCAAATCGATTTAGTAGGCGCTTTCAGCGATTTCACTGAAGCTCTTGGTGAGTTTGTGCCTATTCAAGGTGAAACAATTGACGTTGATACACAAAGCACGACTACTGTTTCTCGTAATAGACGTTGGTGGGGTTGGGGCGGTAGAACAGCCACTAGACAAACAACAACGACTACGACTACAACAAGAGAAGACTTTGAGGTACTTGCTGGTCAAGAAACATCTCAAATCGTAGGTGATTTTGTAACAGACGCCCGCTTCAATCCATTCATGCGTTCGATTGAAATGGAAATTGAAGTGTTTGGTATGCTGCCAAATAAGACACTTTACTTCTACTTTGACGGTGTATCGGTCGATGATCATGTCGCATCTGCTGATCTTCTATCAGAATCAGCACTTACTAGCCGTGAGCCAGGTGATCAGAAGATTCTAAACAGAACTTCAGAATATGGTGTAGCAACAATTACAACAGACGCAAATGGTGTTGCAAGAGCTATCTTTAGAATTCCTTCAGAGACCTTCTATGTCGGTGATAGACTACTTGAGATTGCAAGCGCATCCACATACGGTAGTATTAAAGATTCTATTACATATGCAAAGAAAATGTATCACGGCTTTAACTTCAATGTTGAAAAAAGTCGTCTACTGTCTACAACGAGAATGCCTGAATTTGGATCAACTCAGACGATTAGCGTTGATGTTGATGTTCAAACTCAAACTATTCGAACAGGTAATCCTCCACGTGGTGGACGTGATCCTATCGCACAGACATTCTTCATTAGCAGTGATATGTCAACAGATAATGTTGTTCAGCTTACATCGATTGACGTATACTTTGCATCTAAATCAACAGAGAATAGAGGCGTCAAGGTAGAGATTGTTGAAGCAGTGAACGGCTTCCCAGGTGATAGAATTATACCTTTTAGTAGCGTAAGAAAATCAGTCGATGAAGTGTCTGTCGATCTTGATCTTGCGATCACACCTACAACATTCACATTCGAATCACCTGTTACACTACAAACAGATAAAGAATATGCGCTTATTGTTCAACCTGAAGGCAACGATCCTAACTATCAAGTCTGGATTGCAAGAACAGGTGATCGTGATGTGACAACAGATATCGCTCTTGCTACAGATACGAATGCAGGTGTTCTATTTACATCATCAAACAAGCGCGCTTGGACGCCTTATCAAAATGAGAATCTGAAATTCACATTGCGTAAAGCAGCATATAACACAAGCGTACAAGGTAGTGCGACACTTACGAACAAGAACCACGAATTCTTTAGCATCACATCTAGGGCTGGAGAGTTTAATGGTGATGAATTCGTATTCGTAGATAAAACATCTGGTGACCCAGATTTCATCGAAACAGCAAACAATGTTTCTGCAACACAAGCATCAAGCATTCTTACTGCAGACGCTGGAACATTCACTGGTTTTGAAGCAGGCGATTATATCGTAGCCAAGAGCAACGATAGTCGTCAAGTATTGAAAGTTCTACAGAACACTGGTGATAATCAATTGACTGTTAATGAAGGTCTACTATTCACTAACACTGCGATTGAAGTATTTAAGACAGTTACTGGTAGACTAACAAGCGTTCACACAAGCCAATTAGACGATGAGGTTGTGTTGACTCTATACAATTCAAGTGCATCTACTGGAAACGTATTCACAGTAAGTGACAATCTACGTGGAGCTGATAGTCTTGCAACATGTACCATTGGTTCGATAGATAATATTCCTGTAACATATTTTAATGCCAATATTTACAAAACAACATCGACGCAAACAAGAGTCACTTCTACATTTGACGGTACAGCGATAGAACTTTCAAAGACGAACTATATCAAAAATGCTAACAAGTTTATCAAGAGTAGAAGTAACGAGATTACTGAAGATGCTGGCAGCAATTCATTCGAACTAGTTCTCAATTTGGAAACATTGACCACTGCATCAACAGCAGATTCTTCTCCGTTTGTCGATTATAGCATCTCAACTGTTATGGCTAACGAGTATATCTTCAACGATCTTGCGATTGACGATACGACTGAAGATGGCAACTTCGGTGACGCTAAGAGCAAATATATTTCGAAAACAATCGAATTGGCTTCGGGTATGGATGCCTCGGATATGAGATTCTACTTGACTGGTTACAGACCAGTGGGTTCAAATATTCGTGTATATGTCAAAGCACAGAACTTTGCAGATTCTAGATCATTTAATAGTATCAATTGGACTGAACTTGAATTGAAAGATGCTACAAATCTATTCTCATCATCTTCAAATAGAAACGATTTCAAAGAATTCGAATTCCAATTTGGAACTGCAGCAGCAACAGTTGCTGGCGGTGACATCGTAAAACTCATTTCTGGTAGTGATATTTCGGATAGCATATCATATGAAACACCTGAAGGAAACGTATTCAATACATATAAATACTTTTCAATAAAGGTAGTTTTGACAGCAACATCGCATACAAACATACCTCGTGTTCGTGACATTAGAGCAATTGCTCTAGCATAAGGATAGATCATGCATAACGAAGTAAGCGATTATGTGAGAGATGAAAAATCAAAAGCGCTCTTGAAGGTCGATAGAAAAGGTCTTCAAGAGTATTTGAGCAAACGTGAACAGATTAATAAGATTAAGCAGCTTGAAAATGATGTTGTAGAAACTAAGTCAGATATTAAAGAAATAAAAGCATTGCTGATGCAATTATTAGAAAAGAACGGGTAGCAAAAATGGCAAGACCAAGCAACTATTTAGGCGCAAATCTTACACTACAAGATACATTCTCATCGCTTATTGAAAGATCAAACGAAGTTGCGTATGATCTGGGAACGATCATAATAACAACCGCACCTGTTACTCAGGCGAATACAACAAACGGTGCATTGACTGCTGGTAATGCCCACGTTCAAGGATTCTTTTCTGCTAACACTCTAATTGCTTCTGATCAACTTAGAGGTGGCAGCATTGATACATCAGGCTTACTGACAATATCATCAAATGCAACATTTACTGCTGATAGAATATACACAAGTGACACCACAATATCTGACTTTGGTGCAAACGTTACGCTATCAAGTGATACAGCAAATAACTTCACGAAACATTTTACAGTTGACTTCGGAAATACTCACTTCACACAGGGTGAATTGCGTGTGTCTGGAAACACTGTCTTTGATGGCGCTGCTGCGATTGTCGAAGTGTTTACACAAGATGTAAATGTCACAGCAAATGTGGATATAACAAATGCGACAGTTACAGTAAATTCGGGTACGGTAACAATTGGATCTGATGCATTAGATGCATTGAATGTAAACTCAGACACGACATTTAACTCTGATGTTCTTGTCGGAAATGACAATACAACTACCCTTGAAGTGAATTCTAACACTGCATTCAACAATGATGTATATGTTGGTGTAGACGAAACTGATCTCCTATCAATCAATTCGAACACCGTCATTAACAACGACATGTATGTTGGTAGCGATGGCACTGACACTCTAAATGTAAAGTCAACATCGACTTTTGAGAACGATGTTACAGTCGGTGTGGACTCGACAGATACTTTTAATGTAAATGCTGACGCAGATTTCAACGCAAATGTAAATGTTGACGGTGTTCTTACGACCACTAACAATGTTACACTCGGTTCTGACGGTACTGACATTGTAACAGTCAATGCGACCTCAGATTTCAACGCAAATGTAAATGTTGACGGTGTTCTTACAACAACAAATAATGCAACTCTAGGTTCTGACGGTACTGACATTGTAACAGTCAATGCGACCTCAGATTTCAATGCGAATGTAAATGTTGATGGAACATTCACAGCGACAAGCGATGCTACAGTAGGTACTGACGGTACTAACATTAGTACATTCGAATCGCGTGTTGTTATGAATGCAAACACTACAATTGGTAACGCTGAAGCAGATGTATTTACAGTTGTATCGACTTCAACTTTCCAGAATGGAGTCACCGTAGGATCAGATACGACTGATCAATTTACAGTAAACTCGAACACAGACTTCGTAAATGATGTTACAATCGGTTCTGATGGAACAGATACTTTAATTGTGAATGCAGATTCCGACTTCAATGCGAATGTAAATGTTGACGGTGCGTTCACAGCAACAGATAACGTGACGCTTGGAACAGACGCGACTGATCAATTTACAGTAAACTCGAACACTGGTTTCGTAAATGATGTTACAATAGGTACAGACGGTACAGACACAGCGATTGTTAACGCGACCGCAGATTTCAACGCAAATGTAAATGTTGACGGTACTTTCACGGCAACAAATGATGCCACAATAGGTACCGACGGTACAGACACGTTAGTGGTTAACGCGACTGCTGATTACAATGCGAATGTGAATATCGACGGTGAATTATCGGTAGGCAATAACGTCACACTCGGCGCATCTTCAACTGACACTGTAACAGTTCCAGCAGAAGCAGTGTTTAATCATAACGTCACACTCGGTAATTCAGATGCAGATAATGTTGTCATAAACGCAGACATTAACTCGAATGTTGTGCCTACAGCAAATTCTACACATAGTCTTGGACGCACAGACGCGAGATGGGACAATCTATTTGTTGATGATATTACAGCAACTGCGAATACGACTACACAAACTGCAATCATTCGAAACACAACCCCAACGCTTGTTGCAAAGAATTCAGGTGTAGGTTATCCAGCGCTTACAGTATCATTAGACGCTAATAACGGCAACTCTTCGAATGTTGTTTCGTTCACCACAACAAGCATTCTACCACAAACGGCGACAATTTCTCTAGGTTCACTAACGAGTAAATTTGAAAAAGCATATTTTGCGTCAAATACTTTCATTACTTCTACTGAGACACGAATTGACTCTGCGACTTTGACAGTAAGCGGTACACAGGTAAACGTATCATCTAACACTGACGTGTCTGGTAAGTTTACTGTCACTGGAGATACTGATCTTGCTACAACACTCATCTCAGACTTAACAGTATCAGCAAATGCTGACATTTTAGCATCTGTCAACGTTACGCAAGAGTTGATTGTTACTGGCGAAACTACATTAAACGCTAACGCAACTATTACAGGCACTCTGGCGCCTTCTGTAGATAGTACATATGACTTAGGGTCATCTGCTAATAGGTTTGCAACAGTTTATGCAGACAACTTTGTATCAGAAGGTTTCAATCTAAAAGCACTTAGTGATGTTCCGAACAGCGCAAACGCGAATGATATATTGGTAGCAAACACGACAGGTGGATTTGATTTTATTCCGCGTGTAGATGAATTTACAGACCTACTTGACACACCTGCAACAATAGTGAACGATAACGTACTTGTAGGTAATACTTCAGGTGGACTAGAGTTTAGAGCATATATCAACAGCCTTGTAGACCTCGTTGATGTTGTTGAAACTAATCCTGCAAACGCAGAAGTATTAGCATATATCGCAGATTCAGGTGGCTTCGAATTCGTATCACCACTATTCCTATCAGAAGGCTTTGCGTTAAACCTCGATGATATAGTAGATGTGGACACGCAAGGTTTTGCTGCTGGATATGTTATCGTTGCAAATACTTCAGGTTCATGGGAAGCGAAAGACCTTGAGCTAGGTCTACTCAGCGATGTTAATTCAACTGCAGTTTCAGGTCAAGTATTATTTGCAAATACAACAGGCGGCTTTGAATTCGGTACACCGTCTAACGTTATTGCACTGGACTTGAACGACCTAGGTGATGTTGATACCACAGGCGTTGCAAATGGAGAAGCGCTTACATATCTTGCATCTTCAGGTCAGTTTGAATTCGTATTGCAAGGTTGGAAAATTAGCGGAACTGCAAACGCAACAACTGGCGACACGATATCAACAGGCGAAAATGTCAACTTCTTCGGCGCAAATAATATTAGCGTGAATGTGACTACTGGAGCTTCAGGTGAAACAAATATTGAAATTGCACAAGATGCAGTTGTACTTGGTATCAATGGATTGACAGACGCAGTTACATATGATAACGGTGTATCAATCGGTGTCGGTGCAGGTGCGCTTGAAAACGATGACGATACGGTCAACTATAACACCGCGTTTGGATATCAATCACTTGGACTAGTATCAACTGGTAGTGGAAACGTTGGTGTCGGTGCAAACGCAGGCGACAATATCACAAGTGGATTTAACAATATCGTTATCGGTAGATCAGCGCAAGCGACTTCTGATACAGCATCCAATGAAATCACTCTGGGTAATGCGAACATAGCAACTTTCCGTGTTCCTGGTATTGCGTTAACCGCAAACTCGACTGCAATTTCATTAGGTGCTGCTACTGTTGCAACGCAATCATATGTAACAACTTCGGTTTCTAACGCGATTGATGCGTTGATTGATTCCTCTCCAGGCACGCTTGATACGTTGAATGAACTCGCGGCTGCACTTGGTGACGATCCTAACTTTGCGACTACGGTTACAAACTCGCTTGCGACAAAGGCGACTTTGGACACAGACGTATCATTCGCAAACGTTTCTGTTGAACACCTATCATCGACACAGATTATAACGGGTCAAGTTAGCAGCATCGCAAATCATGACACCGATGATTTGACTGAAGGTACAAGACTTTATTATACACAAGCAAGAGCAAACACTGCCATCGATGCTCGTGTCACAAAGATATTCGTTGACAATCTAAATATTGACGCTGATACTCTTGATGGTCAGAACGGTACATACTATCTTGATTGGACAAATGTAACAAATAAGCCAGATCCAATACTCACAATCAACGGTGATGCTGCTGGTACTGCAACGTTTACTGATCTCGGTAGTGCGACACTTACTTTGACAATCGCAGATGATAGCCATAATCACATCATAGGAAATGTAGATGGCTTACAGACTGCACTTGACGCTAAGGCTGATGATACTACAACAATAACTGCAGGTGCAGGATTGACTGGTGGTGGTAGTATTGGTGCTAATAGAACAATCAGTCACGCTGATACAAGTTCTCAGGCAAGTGTAAATAATAGTCTAGGCAATGTAATTCAAGATATCACTCTTGATGAATATGGTCATATCACTGCAATCGCATCAACTGATCTTGATACGCGCTTTCTTGGTATAACAGCGAAAGCCAGTGACGCCGATCTATTAGACGGTGAGAATGGTACATACTATCTTGACTATAACAACTTTACGAACGTACCTGTTACTACTACAGTGTCTGCGACAGCGCCTACGTCACCTTCTGAAGGCGATCTATGGTGGGACGAAGACGTAGGCAATCTATTCATCTATTATGTTGATGCAGATACATCGGCTTGGGTCGAAGCTAGTCCTAATCCTAATCCGTTTACATATGATGAGAATACTGACACTTACTCGCTTTCTGGCAACTTGACAGTCTCAGGTGATATCGGAAGTAATTCTGACATTGCACTAAAAGATAATATAAATACATTTGAGAATGGTCTAGATGCAATAAACGCCATGAGAGGTGTTCGCTATGACTGGAAAGAAAGTGGCAAATCGTCTATAGGTTTGATTGCGCAAGAGGTTGAAGAGATTTTACCAGAACTTGTAAATGAGCAAGATGGCATAAAGTCTGTTCAATACGCGAACATTGTAGCAGTTCTAATCGAGGCTGTCAAGGAACTTTCTGCTAAAGTAGAAGAATTGGAGAAGAAGTAATGGCGTTAAACTTTCCCGATCCCGGGGTATTCACAATCTATACAGCGGACGGTATAACATATACCTATGACGCAGTAAAAGGTTATTGGAGAACAAGTACACTCGATACAGGTATCGCAACTGCCGCTCAAGGCGCACTAGCAGGCAGCGCAGTGCAACCCAATGACAGCCCAACATTCGGCTCCGTGACGGTCACTGGCACTATCACCAGCGATGGGCTGACTGTGGATACTGCGGATGGAGAAGGCGCTTTTCTTAGCGGGGGCGCTGGCTCATTTTCTGAGGCTTCATATTACTTTGCGCAGGGTGAACGGGCAAGTTTTGGGTATAATGGTTCTCGTGTATCAATTTCAGACATAAGTTCGGGGGGCATCTCATCCAACAAGTCTTTAAGTATTAAGCTGGGCGGAGCGGAGCGGATGTTTATTAACCACTCCACAGGCGACGTCAGCTTCTACGAGGACACAGGCACCACGCCAAAGTTATTCTGGGATGCGGGTGCGGAGTCGTTGGGCATTGGGA